AGGAACGACCTGACCGCGCACAATATTGATTTCATCAAACTGCTCGTCGTCTATAAGTAGTCCGGCATGCGTCAGCGCATCCAGTGGTGCCTTCAGGATATTGTCCAGGTCGCGGCGGCGCTTATCCGGTGGCTCTGCAATCACCTTTATCGCCAGCCTTCCGGACAGGCTTAATTTCAGCCGCTGCTGGCGAACAATAAGCACCACAGCCCGGCGATAACGCTTTCCCTCCTCCGAGATAAAATATGTGCTGCCACGGCGTCGCCAGTAAGTGTTCACCGTCGGCGGGTAAGGTAAAACCAAATCTATGAGCATCAGTCACCTCTTTTACCCAAGCACGCCAGTTGCAAAGGCGTGATCAAGAAAACGAAAAATTAAATCAACCTGAGAACCATGCTTTTCTTCGAACGCCAGCGGATCCGCATGAAGCTCGTTGTGATGCTCCCGACACAGCGGTAGCGTGAAAATATCGTGAGATTTTGTCCCCATTCCGCCCTGACCATGACCAATCAGGTGATGGGGATCGTCGGCTGGCTTACCACAACACGCACACGGCTGTGTCTTCACCCAGCGTGTGTATTTCTCGTTAACCCAGCGGCGACGTTTAGGTCGTTTCATGAAAGATTCCGGAGACTCAGGATCAACGGCAATGCTGACCACCGTCTTTTCCTGTGGTGGGTTCTGTTGCTGGTGGGCGTGAGGCAGCGGCGCAAGATTTTTTGTGCGCTGTTTCAGTATGCTGGTGGCGGTCTGCTCTCCCGGTACGATGTCGCTTTCACGGTACATTGAGCGGATTTTTTCCGCACGCAACCCCAGCGAACGACGTAATACCGCCTCCGGTAGCGCGTCCGCCACCTGATTGCGGACCGCCCACCAGGATAATTCAGCCAGCGATAATTCCCGCTCCTGTGTGCCATTCATTGCGTGACGAATGACGTCAATCATCCATGCTGACAAGTTTTGGTGAGCAAGTTGCTCAAGTGATTCGGAGGTCTGGTCACGCAACTGGTTGTCGCAGTGCCAGCACAACACCATTGCGCCGGTACCATAACGGTGAATGACGGTTTCACTATGGTGATAATCGCCGTGTGGCCACTGGCAGGATTTAACATGGCGCAGTAACCAGTCAGACAATGCGCCAGCGCCACCAGCAGCACGAATCACTCGTTCGTCGCTGAAAAATGGCAGTAATGATTTATCCTCCGCCAGCGGCTGGCGAACGGCAGGAACGACCCCGGACGGCAGATTACGCATGCTTTTCGGTTCCGGCTCCACCAGTACCCGGGTATTGTGGAATACCGGCATGGATTCACGGCCCGGCTTAACTATCACCAGCCCGAGTTCCGGTACCAGAACAGGTCGAAGTAATACCCGCACGTTACCTCCAGATGCGTTGCTGGAATGTGCGGGACGGACGCGGTGGGCGTTCGGAGTAAGGAAGCCTGACGGAGATTATCCAGTGACGGTAGTCGAGGCTAAGGGCTTTTTTAACCTCGTATCCGCGCCTGCGGTAACACTGAATTATCCATTCAGCCTGCTCTTCAGTGCATGGTGGATGCTGGAACCAGTCCGATTTGAATGCATGAAAACGCCGTCCGCACCTGCTGGCAAAGACGGCAGAATCATCAGAATTGTGTAATTTGGTATCGTGCGCCATCGGTTGTCTCTGCTGGCGCAGCAGGTGCCAGTTGTTCAGGCTGGCGTATAAAGTATAAATAAACTGGTTCCAGTGTAAAGCCCCTACATTAATGGAATAAAAGTCAAACAACAGATTGTTGGGATAAACACAACGCTTATTATTAAAAGCGATTAGATAAATTAAATTTTAATGTTATGCAATTTTACCAGATCACCATAACATCTCGTTTGAAACCACCAAAACAACAACCATATCAATATTGATTATGTTAAAGTGAGTAAATATGGAAAACAACAAATCTGCACATTACGCTCCTTTTTTATCTGTGATACTTTTTGTTTTATGCTGTGTGTGGGCATTATTTTTATAAAAATATTTACAGATAAAATAAACCCGCCGAAGCGGGTTAAGTGCGGGTGCATTGAGGATGCCTGACACATCAGAGGTGGCGAGGGATTTCTCCCTCGCCTGGTCTCTTACTCCTCAGGTTCGTAAGCTGTGAAGACAGCGACCTCCGTCTGGCCGGTTCGGATTCGTACCTCGCAGAGGTCTTTCCTCGTTACCAGTGCCGTCACTATGACGGTTAAACAGATGACGATCAGGGCGATTAACATCGCCTTTTGCTGCTTCATAGCCTGCTTCTCCTTGCCTTTCGGCACGTAAGAGGCTAACCTGATGTTGTCATGCATAGGGAGCCTCAGATTAATGTTAAGCGTCTTGCAGGACGCGTAATGTTAACTGGGGCTTTTCTCTATCTGCCTTTTGGTGTTCATGCCTGAGGCAGATAGCCTCAAGCACCCGCAGCAATTCTACTTAACTCTCCTTTTCCCGCAAACCGTTTTTATCCCCAGCGGCAAATCGAATACACCACCAGCGCCACCGCCATCGCAATTCCTACCGTTGTGAATGCTTCAGGCCAGGTCATCGTAAAATATCCTCCGCGCTTATCAGTCCGTTTCGCTTCAGGTAGACCATCGCCTTCTCCGGTAATTTGCAGTTCGGCTTCGCTTTCCTCAATTGGCTAGCCAGTTGTTTAATCAGCATTGTTAATTCCCGTACCTGAACGTCCCCTTTGGTATCCTCATTGGTGAGGATACCATCGCCTTTCCCCTGAAGCATGGCGGCGCAGCAGGCGTTCCATGAGATTTCCTGAAGGGAGCGGCGCAGCAGGCGTTCCATGAGATTTCCTGAAGGGAGCGACGAATCTGTGTGCTGCATATACTCCTCCCTGGCTCCTGGCTGTTAAACCATGTTTCAAATTCCGGCACTACCGTCGCTGGCGGGGCGGTGTAAAGTGGAACAACTCGCCCTCCCCATTGCTTAACACTACTCTCAGCGAACACTAAATGCTCAGCCCGATAATACCCGGGGGCATCAATATCTTTTCTTTCGCTATCCCACATGTAAACCACCGGCTCTGCTTCCAGTGATGCCAGTGCAATCCGTGCCAGTTCTTCCGCTTCTTCTGCTGGCAGTATAACGTTGCTACCAGGTCCGTATGTTTCGCGCCACTGCTTGATTGTCAGTAGTCGCTCTTTGGTAATAGTGGTCATGCCGCGTTTCCTTCTTTCTTATTAACAATTACGCCGTCATATATTTCATTAAGGTGCCCTCTCAACTCCATGCGCCTTAATGCAGATAACATGTAATCGCATTCAACCTGCTTATTCCCAATAAAAGGTTTATCTTCAGGGTTACCCCAACAGCAATTCCCCTTGGGCCACCCATGTACTTTCCGTACTCTTCCGTTAACAACGTGAAGTAATCCCCAGCCAGGTGGTAAATCCTCAACTGAAATAATTCCCGGCTCACTAATAAAGAATCGCCAGTCGCCCATTCCAAGAGACGGATTTTTACGAAAACGCTTTTTTCTATCTGCCAACAAGTCAGCACGAGAACATTTCGCCTCTATCAGGCATGATGCTGAATTTCTGAATCCCATAGCATCTGGCTGTTCTCCGGTACTGGTTACAGCTATAAAGCGGTCATGAAAACAAACCTTGAACCCGTTGCGCTTAAGGAACTTATACGCAATCTGACAGAGTTCGCGGTGTGTTAACGCCATATCACTCTCCTTTAGTGCGCAAGTGGTTTTTCCAGCGGTTTTGCGCCGCGCTGGGCTTTTTGCAAAAACCACAATCCATCATCCCGTAATATTTCATCAACCCCATTCGTCGGTTGCTGAGTCTCACCCACTGCCAGACGCCAGGACCGTTTCTGCGAGCTAACAGAATTTTTGCTTTACGGTTTTTCATCGTTTTGCTCTCCTGCGTTTCTTTGCTGCACGTCGTGCCGCTGCAATACCGGTACGGCGCTTCGGTGCCGGGATAATATTGTCAACCATCATGACATGTGGAATAACTGTTAATGACGACGCCCCAAACCGCACCAGATACGGCAATAAACAATTTCCCATCCGCATTTTCATTATGCCCCCTCTTGTGGTGGTTCATTCATCGCCCCACTCATCACAATATGCTTCGACCGGAGTTTTTCCTGCTTCATAATCATCACGCCATGCTTCAGCATCAGCGGCACTTCCACCGCGTAACTCTGCATAATCCATTAACAGTTCATGCCATTCTTCAAAACTGGCGTTATATTTAGTTGAACCAAAATCAGCCATTTTGTTCTTCCTCCTCGTCTTTTATTTCGTGATATGAGTAATTGCAGTAGTTAAAGAAAATTTCTTTTGCTTCGTCCTTTATTTCATCTGGTGTCGCATCATCATCCACTTCGAATACATCTTCAAAATCTCCACCAGCTATTCCCGTTTCAATAATTATTTTGAACTTTCGCATTTCATTACCGCCCTTTCGGGCGGCCTCCTGATGTTCTGAGGGTGCAGAAATCCCTCCGGTTAAGGATTAAATTTTATTTACAACACTAAATTTAATTATTCAGGCGCGCGAATCTGTTCCGCACAATGCAACAATACTTCTGTCACTTCCTTAAGCGTTACGGTATCGGCATCATCCAGTCCTGCAACTTTTGCGTGCCTGACAAACGCCGCGCAAAGGTCGTTAAACGCCCCAGCCCGCACATCCGCCAGGAAAGCGTCGGTGGCTGGAGTTTCAATCCGTCTCCTCATCCATTCTATTGCATGATTGAATCCGAAGTCTTCAGCAAGAGAGACGTCATCCATATTGTCATTGTCATCCTCAATATCCCGTGGCTCTGGGATTGCAGACTTTATTCCAACATTCTCCACTGCCAGCACCGTGAAATTAGCCTCCAGCTCTGCAATGCGTTTGCTTTGGGCTTCTCGTTCATCCAACAGCGCCTGCACTACTTCAGGGTTGAAAGCTGCGATATAACGAGCGTTGTTCTCTGCGTTTTTCTGTCCGTCGAATCCAGGCCAGTCGACAATATCTCCGTGATGATTATCTCCTGGTGTGTGCACGGCGTACGTGCCGTATTTGCCCGGCGAAATAAATGCGACCCATTCACCCTGTGTTGCCTTTTCTGCCGCATCACGTAGCGCCTGATAATTAATTTTTCTCACTGGTTGCCTCCTTTGCGAAGCTCTGCAGCGAAATATACAGCTGCGGAAACAATAGCTGCATGTCGGTATTCACCATCAGAAAATAAAGAATCTCCCTTAAGTGCATTGACGATACTCTGATGATTTTTTGCCAGCATCTCCACGCCCTGCGCCCGTACTTCAGCCAGAAAAGCATCGGTGGCTGGCATATTTCCTGTTGCCTTCATGTCCTCCAAAATAACCAGAACGCTATCTCGCCCAACCACCTCAGCGATAACCTCGGTGTTGTCGCCAACAACATCGCAGAATGCCTGAACTGCCTTACGAGCCAGCTCATTCTCCGCCGCAAGCGCCGAAAACTTCTCGTGTGCCAACTTAACAGCTTCATCAGCCTGCTTAATTGACTCAATCGATTTCTGTTGGTCTTCGGCCAGCCCTGCTAAATCAGCCTCCAGTTCGGCTAGGCGTTCATTTAATGCATCTCGTTCATCCAGTAGAGCCAGCACAACCTGAGGTGTGACTTTCATACGAAATGCCAGCAATTTTTGTGGTGTGGCTGCTATTTTTATTGCTTCTGCCGCCCCACGCAGTGCCTGATAGTCAATCCTGCTCACTGGTTGTCTCCTTTTTCCATGTTTTCAGACTTTCACCACAGAACGGGCAAAATGAGACTCGAATAGGTGATTTAGAAAATTTACCGGAACGCAACATCACCAAATCAGGGGCGCGAGTTAAATTCTCATTCCAGATTTTGTATATCAGCAGACCTTTTCGCATCGTGTATTCAGCATCATGCTCAAGGGCTTTTGCCAGTGCCGCACATGGTTCTATCTGATTGCCATTAACCTGACATTTTGATTCGCTCACAGCATCACCTCCTGAAATTTCCCCTGATAAAACGCCAGCACTCGCTGCATAACCTCACTCTTCCGGCACTCGCGACAGATTATGTTCAGGTGTCTGTCGTAGCGGCGTATTTCTCCGTCTGGTAACTTTCGAATCAGTGTCTGGTCAGTTGTTTTCTCCGGTGTCTTACGCCATTCACGATACGCCTGCTCTGATGCAAAAACACCGTATTCCCCGGACATGTATAAATCACCACAAGCCAGTACATCCACAAGGCAGCGCCGGACCGAATGCCAGCCAGCTCCCGTCGCTCTCTCCAGTTGCGACATCGTCATGCGTCCATTTTTGCGTACCAATCCGATAATTCGTGCCTTCAGCTCTTCCCGCTGTTCGGGTGTAAAAGGTTTCGCCATAAACCCTCCCGGTAAAATTACTTATCAACTCAAACAAAACCTGCCGCTTTCCTGCGTTCATATTCCTGTTTCAGCAACTCAATTGGCGTTGGTCCCGCAGGACGTATGGGTGCTGCCAGTTGCCTACGGACGGGTGGAACACTCAGTCCGTTACCAACATGCTTTGCCCATTTCGCCAGTTGCCGTTCTGCAAGCCGTTTTAACTCCCCTTCGGTCATCTGGCGCTCAATCCCCTTGGAACGCATCTCGAGACAAATGTGATACAGCACAGGCTGAGACCACGGGTATTTATCGCTTCCGTCGTATCGCCAGGACTCGTTGCGCCAGCGTCGGTACTCCTCCATCACGTTATCCACCGTCAGACCAAATGGATTTGCCCCGCTCTCCGAAATCAGCGCCACAAACTCAGCCAGGTCCGGAGGCCATGTTTCACCTGCCCTGCAACGGTCCATGCACTGGCGGCAGACCTGCCGGATTTGCTGCTCAGTCATCGCGCCAATCTGTGCAATCCAGAGCTTCGAAGGTGCGGCCCCGTTCTTCTGGGTCCAGCGGTTCGAATAAACCTCCCCCATGAGTTCCCACAGCTTCCAGGCAGTTTCCGTCGTTGATAAATCCGTTTTCACGTTCCCACTGCTCACGTGCTGCCCGAATTTCCTGAACTGCCCGTGATGCGGTGCCACCTGGTGCTGCTGCATGGTTTACCCCCTTGCTGACTGGTTTAGCCTGCGCCCTGACGTGATTTACGTGACGGGCGAATTTCTGCTCCCACTGAACCTGCGTGAAAACTTTACCCTCCGCTGCCCAGTAGTCCCGGAAGGCGGCAAGTTCAGCAGGTGTAAATTCTGTCTCCGGCAAAGCCATCCCCCACAACGCAGCCCGTCGTCGAAAATCCCGTGACGGATACCAGCTATCGCTCATCGGGAATTTTCCGATGGGTTCGCTCAGGCCATCCAGGAATACAGGGGGGGCTGCCTGTAACGACAAAACCTCCTGCTCACTGGTCGGAGCACTCTCGCGTGCGTTATGTGTGGGGTTTAGATCTTTGGGTTCCTTTGGGTTCCGTGATCCGTTTTTGGGTGTCTTTGATGGAAAATTTGGGTGTCTTTGGTTATTTTCCATGCAGCTAAGAGTTCCGTTTTTGGGTCTGTTTTGTGCTGAAACATAACCATTTTCGGTACTGTTTTTATTAACAGCACCAATTTTACCCACCTTTAAAGACTCCCGTTTTTGGGTGTATTCAGGCTCGGCAACACTTTCTTCTACACCGATAAGTCGGTACACCACAATTTGCTTTGTTTTGCCTTTTCTCTCACCGGTATCAACAATTAACCCAATCTCCATCAGGTGTCGTAAGCTGTCCTGCACAGTCTTTTTGTTCAGTTCCGTTACTTCTGCCAGTGCAGATACAGACGGGTATGCACACAAATCGGCACCGCACATATCAGCAAGCCAGGTCAATACAGACTTACTGGATGAACTGCCGGTTTTCACCTTTTTAGCCCATCGTAGTGCATCGATACTCATACGAACCCCTGGCAGACATTTGTTTATCTGCAAAGTAATATTGATATTGCTGACGATACGCATGCTTGAAAGCAATAGCTTTTTCTATAAGCTCGTCAGTCTCACGTTCCACAACAGATGGATCCGCAAAAAGCAGCCCAGACTCCACCACATCGCCATATTCTTTGTTTAATCCGGCGATCATGTACGTAATGCTTTTTCCATCACTGATCTCACGATACAACCTGAAATCACTAATTCGGATAGCCTCCATAATTGCCGGAATCAGCGCCGTGAATTTTTTCCGCTTATCCCTGGTGTCGATAGCTTTCCAGCGTTCGAATATCTTCACCCGGTTAACGCCCAGCGCCCGTTGATCAACCTCGCCATCATTAAACGTGACGCGTTGAACATCGATGTTCGGGCGTTCTTTCAGAGCCCAGAATGCTTCCGTGATTAATATCGTCGCCTGCTCCTGTGTCATTCCTGGTCGGCATACCCAGGCATCCAGAGCCTCACAAACCTGTTCAGGGGTGATTTTCATTGTTCAACCGCCCCGCCCGCTTTGCCTTACGATATTCGTCATAAACTTTGGGGTCGTACTGAAGTTCCCCGCCGGATGCCTCTTGCAGGCGCATCGCGCGACCTTCAGGAACCAATTCCCCCCATTGAGAAACAGCAGATGGATCAACACCAGCAGCTTTCGCTACTTTGGCTTTCGTCCCATAAAAATTAATTACGTCTGATTTAAACATCACCCCTCCAAAGTTGAGTTTTCTCAATAGTAATCACTCAAGGAATCTCAAGTCAAGGGTTATTAAGATATCTAAATATGAACGAGAAAACTTTAGGTCAACGAATTAGAGAAAGACGCAAACAGGTTGGTTTAAGTCAAAACGATTTAAGCAAAGCTGCTGGCGTATCTGGCTCATCAATTTCACTATGGGAAAGCGACCATACAGCCCCGCGCGGGCAAAATTTGCATCGCCTGGCTGAGGTATTGCAATGTTCACCAACTTGGATACTGTTTGGTGACGAGGATAAAACACCAGATCCACCAGTTGCACTCAACAGCGCCTTAGACTTATCGGAAGATGAGTTGGAGATGTTGCGATTGTATCGCGCACTTCCAAAATCAGAGCAGCAAGCACAAATCAGCGAACTCCGTGCCCGCGTTGAGAATTTTAATCGCCTATTCACCGAGCTACTAGAAGCTCGCAAACGTAACAAACATCAGTAACCCCCTTCACAAATTTTAAAGCCTTACATTTCAATGTATTGGCTTTATTTTGCATTAAATGTTGAGTTTTCTCATTAAAAATACTTGACCAGAATTCATGAGAAAACTAAATTACCACCCATCAAGACACCGCACGGTGTTCTCAGCAAACAGTTCCGCTACCCCGGCGTTAAGGGGAAATGAGGTCAATATGGATACTATCGATCTTGGTAACAACGAATCTCTGGTATGCGGCGTGTTCCCAAACCAGGACGGCACGTTCACCGCGATGACGTATACCAAAAGCAAAATGTTTAAAACCGAATCTGGCGCGCGTCGCTGGCTGGAAAGAAACTCAGGTGAGTGATATGGATTTCGACACAATCATGGAAAAGGCTTACGAAGAATACTTCGAAGGCCTTGCCGAAGGCGAAGAAGCTCTCAGCTTCAACGAATTTAAACAGGCGCTTTCCAGTTCGGCAAAATATAACGGCTGATAAGCGAAACATCACCGCGAGGAATTCAGTATGCAGAAACGAGAACCCGTCATCATCGCGCCAGACTATACCGATGATGAACTTTATGAGTGGATGCGCCAGAAAATTAATGCAGCGCAGGATCTGAAATGGGCCAATGAAGCCAGGGCTAAGCAGGCTGAAAATCTGTCCGCTCTGGAGCAGGATATCACCAGGCTGGAAAAAGCAGCGGCATTAAGCATTGCCAGAATGATTACATACCCGCGTTAATAGCTAACCAACGAGGTTAATAATGGAATTTAAAGATTTACCAATGCAATTCCAGGAAACGGCAGCGAATATAGTTCGTTCCCAACTGGCGACTCTTGACCTGAGTACCGTAGAAAAAGAAGCCATCGATAATATGGTTCGTAATGTGCGCGATGCGTTTACCGGATTGTATTTCTGTGCGTCTGTAAATAAACACGACCCAGAGAATGTGGCAAAGAAAATTGCAGAAGCGACAGCGCAAAACATCAATACAAAACCAACGGAAGAAGAAATTGATCAGTTTGCTCATGATGCTGGTTTAAAAAACAAGGAAGAAAAATCGCCATATGCGGGAAACATGTTTGTTTATGACAACCTTATCCGAATTCGTGGCGAAATTCCGACTGAATACCTGGCAAAAATTCACCAGGCATTACTTAAAAATCTGGAAACGGAAGTATTTGATGGCAACACCAACGGCTCCTTCGTGGTGTCAGCTCTCGCAAAAGAGTGGGATAAAGATAATCGCTGGAATGTTGCTACATGGTTATTCAGCAACAAAGCCGCTTCCCTGGAAGCTGCGGCGTGTATTTGCGACCTGCTAAGGACAGACCACAAATACAACCTGGATGTGTATAGCTATATTTATGCTGAACACTATCCGCTCTGGATTAACTGGTAATTACAAAGCAGTACCAGCAGGGCCACGGCGACCAGCACCACGATTGTAATCAATGATGCCATTATAAAGCGCATTATTTAATTTATCGTCAAATGCTGATTCCGTGAGTCTTAACTCTGAATGAGTTTTTAATAACCCTGATTGCCTGAGTTGATTAACCAGACATTCAATCTGTTTTTCAATAAGCGGATGTATTGGTCTGTTTGGCATTTTATCCTCCATTGAGGTTCTGGGTTAAAAATGGAGACCAACACGCTGCCACGTGTGGTCGTGCGCCGGACACGGATAAGAATCCGGCACTGACAGTTTACTGAAAGGATATATCCCTGAAAAGCCAGGGCACAACACGAAAGCGCACGGCGAAGTTATTTCTCCCTCTGTTGCGTGCCGCCGGCATCTTCGTCCGTGCGCTTCCGGTTGTGGCAATCAGCTGCAACAACCCATGTTGATTACCTTTTGGCGGCATCAGTTTTCATTGCTGGCTGATGTCCGCCCTTTTTAAAGTGAATTTTGTGATGCGGTGAATGCGGCTCAGCGCACGCGGAACAGTTAAAAAGGCCAGTTGACTTCCGTATTGGTTCTTATGGGTGGGTTCTCTGTATCCGGCGTTAATTGTTAACTGGTTAACGTCACCTGGAGGCACCAGGCACTGCATCACAAAATTCATTGTTGAGGACGCGATAATGAAAACGTTATTACCAAACGTTAATACGTCTGAAGGTTGTTTTGAAATTGGTGTCACTATCAGTAACCCTGTATTTACTGAAGATGCCATTAACAAGAGAAAACAAGAACGGGAGCTATTAAATAAAATATGCATTGTTTCAATGCTGGCCCGTTTACGTCTGATGCAAAAAGGATACTGGCAATGAATACTGCTGTTGCCCTCACTCTGACTGTTTTTCTTAACACTGGCGAGCCTGTTGACCTGGTTATTGACATTTACGGTTCGATGAAAGAATGCATGGCTGCCGCAGCAGAACAGAAAATTCCCGGTAACTGTTATCCGGTTGATAAAGTTATTCACATGGACAATAACGAAATCCCGGCAGGACTTAAACCAGCACCGTAATAAATATCCGGTTTCATTTTTATATGCCAGCAATGGCAGGGATTTGTTCACCCTTAAATCTGTAATGAGGTTTATCAATGAGCACTGATAAAGAAGAAATTGCACTATATTACGAAGCCAAAAATGACAAAGTCAGAAAACGTCTTGGGATTAAAGGCGGTTTTTACTGGCGCACAGCAAAAAAACTATCGCTTGCAATATCACGCGGTGTTGTCGCAATGGACGATGCAGGATTTGACGAAGAGGATTTTAAAAAACCTGTTCGCGTCCATTTACCCGTTGTGAATGACCTTCCTCCGGAAGGCGTGTTTGATACCGAATTCTGCAACCGATACGAAAAAGGCGGGGAAGATGGTATCACAATGGTACTTATCGCGCCCTCGCCCTCTGTTCAGGATAAACCAGCCAGCACTGACAATACCAACGTCAACGGCGAAGACATGACTGAGATTGAGGAGAATATGCTCCTGCCGGTTTCAGGTCAGATTCTGCCTGTTCGATGGCTGGCACAGCACGGCAGCGAAAAACCGATCACACACGTTTCGCGGGGCGAACTACGCGCATTACATAACGCACAGGATGAAAAACTTCCCGCCGTTACCGCGCTGGCCATCTCAAATAAAGCAGCGCAACTCGAACCGCTGGAAATTCGCGATCTCCACAAACTGGTTCGTGACACTGACAAAGTTTTCCCTAATCCTGGTAATTCAGATCTGGGACTGATGACTGCTTTTTTCGAAGCATACCTGGGCGCTGACTACACCGATCGCGGTCTGCTGACAAAAGAGTGGATGAAAGGAAATCGTGTTTCACGCATCACCCGCACGGCTTCCGGTGCTAATGCCGGTGGAGGGAACAAAACCGATCGCAATCCGAATTTAGTACACACCTTCGATACGCTGGATGTGGAGATTGCAGCGGCCACACTTCCGATGGATTTTAATATTTATGAAATTCCGGGCAGCATTTATCGTCGCGCAAAAGAAATCGTCCGGAAGAAAGAAAGTCCGTTCAAAGAATGGTCCGCGGCACTTCGCGCAATCCCGGGTATCCTGGATTATTCCCGCGCCGCTATTTTTGCACTTATCCGGAGCGCACACCCTGAGTTTTATCATTACCCGGGACGTCTTCAGGGGTATATCAACGCCTATTTAACAGAGACTGATCACGAGAACCCTTCCGAGGAAACTCTCGCTGCTGCACGACATACACCGGAAAAAGATATCCTGGAAGAAGTTAACCGCGAACTGGCTGCTGAACGCGAAACAGAAGAAGAAAAAAATAATGAGGAAAAATCACAACCGTCTGACGCAATGGCAGATGAACAGGCAACGGCTGAAACAATGGAACCGGATACAACTGAACATCGCCAGGACACGCAATCGCTGGATGCTCAGGCACAGATAGATCCAGTTAATCAGGTAAAAGTTACCGCTGACGAAGTAAACAAAATTATGCAAGCAGCCAATATCAGCCAGCCTGACGCCGATAAGTTGCTTGCGGCCTCTCGCGGTGAATTTGTTGCAGGGATTAGCGACCCGAATGATCCGAAATGGGTGAAGGGGATTGAAACCCGCGATTCTGTGAACCAGAACCAGCAAGAAACGGAACAGAACGACCAGAAAGAGGAACAAAACAGCTCAAATGCGTTACAAAACGAGCCAGAAACGAAACAACCTGCGCCAGTAGCGCAACAGGAAGCGGAAAAAGTCTGCACCGCCTGCGGTCAGACCGGCGACGGCAACTGCCCTGATTGTGGCGCGGTGATGGGCGACGCAACATACCAGGAAACATTCGATGAAGAGAATCAGGTTGAAGTTCAGGAAAATGATCCGGAGGAAATGGCAGGCGCTGAACATCCACTCAAGGAGAATGCTGGCAGCGCTCAGGACCACGCCAGCGATAATGAAACTGGCGAGGCGGCAGATCACTCAATTAAGGTGAACGGTCATCACGAAATCACATCCACCAGCAGGACGTATGACCATCTAATGATCGACCTCGAAACCATGGGAAAAAATCCTGATGCCCCGATTATCTCAATAGGTGCAATATTTTTCGATCCGCAAACCGGAGATATGGGACCGGAATTTAGCAAGACCATCGATCTGGAAACTACTGGCGGAGTCATTGATCGTGACACCATTAAATGGTGGCTCAAGCAATCACGCGAGGCGCAATCTGCCATTCTGACCGATGAAATCCCGTTAGATGATGCGCTACTGCAATTGCGGGAATTTATAGATGAAAACTCCGGTGAATTTTTTGTCCAGGTCTGGGGGAATGGAGCCAACTTCGACAACACGATTTTGCGCCGTTCATACGAACGGCAGGGGATCCCCTGCCCGTGGCGTTACTACAACGATCGCGATGTACGCACAATCGTTGAGCTGGGGAAAGCCATAGACTTCGATGCCAG